CTCAAACAAACTGCGGAACCTGAAAAGATTATAAACAAGAGCATAAAGTGCTGATCATCTTCTTGTGCTTCGGGCTATCAATTCTGGTATAATTGTCCAGAATATACATAATCAATCTATTATCATCCTTCCTGTAATAGTCGTTAAACTCTATTTCAAGTAGGCTCTTATGTTCTTTACCGTTTCTCCCAATTCTAATATAGTCGGCTGCCACGTAGATTATACCATCTAGAAATTCCTCCCTAGCCATCTCCATCCAGGAGTTTGTACGGGTCCCCCAAGTCCGTGTATCATCATTTACCCGGACACCGTGATTATACTTTCTCAACCCTAGTTCCAGCCGGGAAAGAAGTTCTTCCGCGGGCGGCTTTGGCGACAGTGTTCCACTTCTTTCGTGCATTATTTACATTCATATTAGCTCTAAACTTTAACCAATATTTTCTATAGTTGTCCAATTTCTTTTTGGTTGGGGGGTTCTTTTGGTTCATGGCGTAGTTTGCAACCGCGCGACGATATGAACTTTTCAAATTATTGGCGATACCCGTAACGTTTGCGGTGTTCATGTAAAACTTCTTTTCGAGTTCCCTCTTTCTCTGCATTTTCCACTGAGAAACCATATTCTTTTTGATGGCATCAACATCCTTCTTGAAAGGTACACCCTTTTTGTTTACCTTTGAAATAGAGTTTATTTCCTTCTTAACATTCCTTACATCTTGGTTCAGGGAAGGTTTATATCTCTTCATCCATTTGTCCCCATAAAGTTTGGTGAGATCCTTTCGGATAGAGTTATCATTGAGTCGTCTCTTCCTAAGAGCATTTTGTTGAATCATAGTCCGCTCTAAATTTGCCGCAAAGTTATTATTGTTATTATTGTTGCTATTTGGGGACTTTGGCTTTGGTTTTGGCTTAGCCAGTTCATTCCGAGCCTTTTCAATCTTCTTACATATAGAAACTTTGGTTTCTTTAGGGTCTATGGCTATGTTTAGAATAGTCGCGACACGGACAAGTTCCTTTTTTGGATAATCGATGCACGTTTTTTTACCAACGCGGAATTTAGAACCTGTACCCGCGAGACGTACATTTTTACCATTGTTCTTAAATGTGACGTTCTTTTTGTTATTTTTGGCTTCGACATCTTTTTGGCCATGTCTAGGAGTTCAGCCTTTTTAAGACTCACGCATTTTTTTGCACCAATCATGAACACGAGGGCGCGGGCTTGACGCCCGCGTGGTTTGGTCGCTTTGGTGGGTCGAACACGGGGCACTGTGATTTTCGTCGTCGTCTTTTGAGCCTTTTTGGGGAATACACCTGTCACATTGATGAGTCTATTTCGATATAAAATCTGGATAAGTTCCCCACCCGCATTGTAGGCCTCCATCATGTCCTTGGGATTCTTAGCTCCCGAAATCTGTATGTTTCCAGATTTGGACAGAATGAACTTATGATTCTTGAATGTCATGTACAAGAAGGGAGCCAACTCGGGTTCGTAGGAAACGTAGGATATTTCATACTTATTTTGAAGTCTTGCGACTTTCACCATGTCCGTGATTATACCATTGAACATAAAGGTTCCACTGAGATTGTTATACTCGAATGGATTGTACAAAAATTGTTGTTTTTCTGTGTATTTGTCTATTACGAAATTTCGAATAAGCTCAGCTTGATTGGAAATATCACTTCCAACGAAGCCCCCTGAAAACCGAATCTTACCGTTTTTATAGATGTTCACGGTGCCTCCCTTAGATTCCACATCATTAGAGATTTTCAATTTGATTTGGACAGTAGAAAAGTTCAGGTTTATATTTCCCTTTGGTCCGTAATTTTTCGTGTGAGAAAACCCAGTCTTAAACTGACCGTACACACCGCGAAGGTCTTCGGTGTCTACATAAAGACCTTCACCAATGGGAGTTCGACCAACTGGTGGTCGCATAAGTATGGATTTAAGATCTACACGATTACCTGGTCCAAAATTCCTGTTTACTGTGGCATTAAACATGCCTAAATTTAACTTACTCAAAGTGACGGGCACCACTTCTGGCGCACCCACCTCATTCAAAAAATTTTTCATTCTATTTTCGTTATTCATAAATTCGGAAAATTCACCATATTTGGTATCGTTTACAATATTTCTTTCTAGACGGGGAGGGAAAGAAGTATTACTTGGTGTGATCTCAACACCAGAACTTCGTATAAATTCCCTGGCCTGTTGGCTCATATTACTATTGGTGAGTATTTTTTTTAAAAGTTGTCTGAGAACTCCACAGCGTCTTCGGAGATCACATCCAACCCATATATAATTGGCTGCTTGGGGTAGGTCCTACCCTTGTAGGTTACAACTTCCTCCCTGACTTCAATTTCCCTAGAACTGAACGGACCGGCGTAAAAGTCCTGGTTGAACTTGGGCTTCCCGAGGTTGTTGGCTTGGCAGTGTTGATTGAACACCACTATAAACATCTTCTGTGGGACGAATAGGTCTGCACCAAAGTTGACATTTGTAGACTCTAGGAAGTTCGTCAGGGTACTCGCAACCATCGCCACCTGTTTCTGAATCTTCTTGAAGTATTCTGGTACCACATTCCAAATGTCTTTGTCGTTATACTTTTTGGAATAGTCGTGGTAGGCCCTAATGCACTTGTACAAAATAATGGGTAACTCCTTGTCAAGCTTCTTGTCCAACTGGGGGTCTGCATCCTGAACCTGTTTACTGAAGTTCCAGGGTAGAATGCGGCGGAGAACAGAACCGGAGTTATCCTTCCAGTTTGGGACTTCGTTACCACCCAAGACCCCCGGGACTTTCCACTCAAACGACATGGCAGTCTTGTTCTTCACCGCGATGGAAACATCTTCCCCCGAAACGATGGACTGGAACTCCGCCTGTTCTAGGGCTAGGTCACCTTTGACCTCTGGGGCGATGAACATGAATGAGTCCTTGATCGCCGAGAGTCCAAACTTCTTCTCGATGTTGTTCGAGAGGGTCCCAACGTCTTCACTCTCGTAGAACTTCTTGAACACCTTGGTGATGAGGGTGGACTTTCCGGATCTCGCGATACCCTTGAAGAATGGGATAACCTGCCACGAATCCATATCGTTCACATCGAAGCAGAGCCGACCACCCATGACATAGGCCCAATTGCAAACTTCCTCCTCAAATTTCTGGTACCTCAGTACACTATCAAAGTAGGGGGTTGGGATGTCCTGCCACCTTTCGATGTCCGGGAAGTCGTCAAACTGCTGGTCAAAGTACTTACACGCCACAATGGTGGGGTCGAGGCACATAAACTCCTTACTCTTGTAGGGATAGAACCGACAATCGTATACATCTTCCGCGATGTATTGTTTACCAACGAATACACCGTTTCTGAAGGACCAAACGTGTCGTCTCTTCTCGATCTGCGGAAATTGGTGATCGACACACTTTGATACATTTTCAATTACATCCCTAAATACTGAACCTCTACTCGTGAAGTTTTTCCAGTTGTTGAAGTCGTCATCCTTCTGTGAGAGGGAGTGTACAAAGTCCTCGATAGTAAACTTTGGGTTCCACGCACGTGTTCGAAAGCCTTCGATGGTCTTAATTTCTTCACAGCAGAATCCCTTGTATCTCCTGTACCCAGACTTATAGGTTTGGTCAAGGGTGTAGAGTAGACATTTCTGGAAGGGGGTGGCACTTTCAATCTCGTCTTCATCCATAGTGGAGGGATCTGCACTTGTGACAATTTGGGGCATCGCAGTGGGGTTGACGACACGCTCAAAGGATGTATAATGCCGTCGAATATTTTCATACCCATCATTTACCTGTTTGAAAATATTATTGACCCTTTTAATGATGGGAACTTCAATGTCGTCCGATTCCTTTTTGTGAATCTTAATTTCCCTGATATAATTCTTCAGGTCAGAAAGAAACCGTCGGTGCCTGTTCTTGATGTCTTTGATCGCGAGTATATCTATCCTCGAGGGATCTGGGTTCCCTTCAAGACTGAAATTATCGGGGTGAATGAATTGTCTATACCCCAACTCACGGGCGTTCCTGTAATCACCCGTCCTCAGATCCCATCGAAATTCTAGGGAATCAACGGTCCTATATATTTGTTCCAAGTTCATCGAACGGATTTGTTGCTTATGAAGCTCCGCCAAAGTCTCATAAGTGTTGGGTTCCTTGTCGATGAAGTGGGTTTCTTCCATTTATATTTACAGTGTTTTATTCCTTAAGCAGTTTGAAGTTTACTCAAAATCTTTATGAGTATTTTATTTTGGTTTTGTAGTTGGATACCAATGTTGACTAGGGCTGTACACACTGTATCCCCCTCTGGGGTGGCGAGTAGGGAACCCATAAATTCCACCATGTCAATTCCCTCCTCGATTTCTTGATCTTCAAAAAGATCCTCTTCGGTTTCTGTGTCGGATATAATTTCTCCTTCTTCGATCTCAATTTCTTCTTCAGGCTGGGACGACATTTAAACTTGACTGAGAAAAATTGGATCGCGAAATTTCGCAGAATTATTTTCTCTGCCTATAGTACAACAACTCTCAAAATGGCCGGTGGTCTCATGCAACTCGTAGCGTACGGCGCCCAGGATGTCTACCTTACCGGTAACCCTGAGGTGACCTTCTTCCAGGCGAAATACAAGCGCCACACAAACTTCGCGATGGAGAACATCGAGCAGACCGTCAACGGTACTGCCGCGAACTCCGGTCGCGTGTCTGTCACTGTTGCGCGCAACGGTGATCTCGTCGGTGACATGTACATCGAACTCGAGTCCGACTCTTCCAACACTGCGACTTCTTCCGAGGTCGATGACTGCTGCTGGGTCGCGGAGCGTGCCATCAACAACGTTGAGCTTTCCATCGGTGGTCAGCGCATCGACAAGCACTACCAGAAGTGGTGGCGCATGTACTCCGAGCTTTACTTGGACGAGTCCAAGAAGGCCACCTGGGGTAAGATGACCACCGCGGCGGACGGCAAGACTGTCTACCTCCCCCTCGTTTTCTTCTTCAACCGTAACCCCGGTCTCTACCTCCCTCTCATCGCCCTCCAGTACCACGAGGTCCGCATCGACTTCGACCTCGCCTCCGACATGGAGACCTTCCTCAACAAGTCGGTCTTCCGGGTGTGGGCGAACTACTTCTACCTCGACACCGAGGAGCGTCGCCGCTTCGCGCAGAAGGGTCACGAGTACCTCATCGAGCAGGTCC